GGCGTGATGGTTTATGAGAGACGAGAACCAGAAAATAGGATAATAAGCAATCTCCCTGTCACCGGAAAGGCATTTATTAAAGAAATGAGCGGGGAAAACGATCAGGAGGTGTTCGCCACATGGCTCCTGACTTGGACTGTTCGCCAAATGAAAGGTGCGCGGCAATTAATTGAGCAGAAGTTTCTTCCTGATGAAATAAATTTACTAAAAGACATCATTAAAGAAGACGGATACACGCCAGCGCACCCACCTACGGCAGAAGCCTTGGCATACACAATAAGAAGAGATAAGCTTTTAAGTGGGCAGGTTTCATCTTTATCCTCTCAAGAAATTTTGTACCTCACACTGGAACAATTCAGCGATGAGATGCAAGAGGATAAAGTGTTTACGCGCGAGTATTTGACCGTCAAGGAATTTGCTGACGCAATAAACCCTCCCCGGTCAAAAGAAAGGATAGCCCTGCTCTGCAAACAAGGCAGGGTTCCCGGAGCCTTCAAGTCTCCTTATGATGGAATATGGAGAATTCCAGCATCATCATTGAAGCCGGTACAGGAGGAGATGAATCCGCGTAGAGAAAAGGCATACAAAGAAAGAGGACAACTTGTTTAATATCTGGGACATCCTATTAACAGTTATTGTCCTCTGTTTTCTTTATTTCGTCAGGATGAACTCGTGAGGATTAACTAGCGGCAAAAATAAAAAGGGGCGGCATTAAGCCGCCTCCTCCTTTATTATTTTATCAAGCTCACTGCCTCCGCGCTGATCCAAATCAAGTTCATCCTGTTCCCGCCACAAACAGAACACATGATACACGCTCGTACAGGCTCTTACCATTTTATTTCTGGCCCTTAACCTGATAGACTGGACAGTGCCTTTTTTTATCTTAAGCTTCCTAGCTACCTCACGGTCCGGCGGATATCCGTCAGTTAAATAATACTCCCTTATAACAGCCCTTTCAGGTTGTGAGAGGTGTTGTATCTTATCACAAAGCCTAACCTCAATAAGCCTAAGCCACCCCAAAACCTTATCTGATTCCTTCTTTTCAATAAGCCTTTGGGCCTTGTCTACGTCTGTGCCGCCTTGGACCCTGCCTATAGAAGATCCAGATGGCCCAGAGAGGGCGAGACTGTCAAGCCACGCCTCTCTGTCCACACGGGCCCTACAGACCTTAGGTAAGGCACGGAGCATTATTTCGGTAATAGTCTTCTCGTCCTCAAAGCCTACGAATCTATAGTCCCTTCTTGCCATTGCCTAAGCTACCAAGTCCTCTAATATAGGGGGTTTAAATGATTCCGGCTTCATAACCTTCCCCGCTAGATTATATATTGGCTTGCCGTCTTTCCCCAACTTGGTCATGTTGCTTTTATGTACCCTGTCAAACGCCTCTTTGATGTCGAAACCAAGGGCGTTTGCAGTACCTATTAACACATAAATACTGTCACAGATAGCATCTAGGGTATCCACCTTTGCTCGCATAAGGCTGTCTGCTTCGCAGGGGGTCTGTAGCATTCCATTCATCCCCATCCACAGTTCGGTTATTTCTTCGTGGATCAGGGAGGCCCTTAGGTTTATAAGCCTCTCCCAGTCAGACTGTCCCACGGGAATAAACGGCTCCTCAAACTGTTTCTGAAACTCCGCCACCATATCTACCCAATTACTCGGCATCATTCCAGCCCTCCGTTCTAATAGTCTCCTCGCAGGTATCATCAAGAACTTTATACCAACAACTGACGCATAGTTTGTTGATTGGCATATATCTCTTGCCTGCGGGGCAAGTTGGGCACTTAACCCTCTCTAACTGCCTCATATATGCTGTCGCAACCTCAACCATAATCTTCTTATGTCCATCGTTGAGCTTGTTGAAGTTAGAAAGGCCCTCTGCTTTAACGTCAACCTCTGCATATTGCTTACGCCTCATTACATCACCCTCCTCTGGTGTTTATTATTCTTATTATACGCCAGCTATGCCGCTTGCATACACAGGTCTTCTTCTGTTGCCTTCCTTAGCCTTATGTGTACATTATTACTGTTACCCATCTGCCTGTATATTCTTAAATCCCACACCTGACTGTCGTCATTAAGAATCCCAGCCGGCTCCAGACAGTCCTGCAATGCCTTAATGCGGTTATCTACATCCATCTTTCTTTTACTTGAGGTTCTTATTGCTATTTCCAAAACAACAATCCCCTCATACTGCCCTATCCCCCGCTTTAAAAAGTCTTCCCTCATAATAAGAGCGGCTTCTTTTTGCCAGTCCTTCACAGCCTTAGGCTTATAAGTACGTCCGCCCTTACCATAAGTAGACCTCCATATTGCATTTACAGAAGGAGGCAGTTCGGGTATCTCTGCCTCTACCAGCACGTCAGCTTGCTTTGAGCAACATTTTTTCGGCTTCTCTGTCGAGGAACCTTTGCGCTTCTTCTGCGGTAGGATATCTTTTCCTTCCCCACCTGCCACAGAAAGCCGATTTACCCTTCTCGAACCTGACGACTCCATAGGCTCTTGGCGCTTCTGACACAATCTGCACACATAGCTCGTGCTTTGCCCCCAGCGGGTATATATACTGTCCCTGCTCACTGTTCACAGTCCTTCTCACTTCCTTCTTCTCTTGGATCTATGGTTTTATCTTCAGCTACGACCACAAACCACTTGGAATACTGCGCAATCTTTCGCATTTCCTTAATGTCCTCGTCTTTTGCTCCTAGACGAAGGGCGTACTTAAGGACATTCCCCTCACAAAACCCTAACATTCTTTCCTTTGACATAATTGACTGCATTACCTCTATAGGCTGTTGCTGAAGCCTTTGATAATGAGTAGCTCCACGTGCAGTCCCGTCTTCTTTAGCTGTCTGCATTATAGACATCTTCCTCGATAGCCCCCTCTGTCACCATAGCCTTATAGCACTCTTCACAAACTACCCCCGCGCCTTCGCCTGTTTCTGAGTCTATGACCTCATAGACGGCATCGCATCAGGTGCTAAGGCTGAGTCCGCATCTTGCACACTGTGGCATCCTGTTTGTCCCTCCGTTTGGCATCTAAGTAATTTTATAGGCAGACCGTTTTTACCTATCTCAACTTTCCGCTTATGTTTATGGCAAACATACCCGCCCATACTCCCTAAACGTAAATTGCCGCACCTAAAGTCGCAATAACTGGTCGCTTCCGGCATTAGAATGGAACCTCCACATCCATCCCGCCGGAATCATCGGGGCAGGATAACTCTGCGTAGCTTTCTACGGAAGATACTGTATTTGCTTTGGGGATAGAAAAGGGAATAACCTTATTAACGATAACGTCTGTTGTGTAAACCTTCTGTCCATTCTTTTCATAGCTCCCCGTCTCTATTTCACCTAAGACAGCTAATTTATCCCCCTTAGCAAACTGCTCAACAAACTCAGCATCCTTACCCCAAACCTTGCAGTTTGGATAGTTAGTCTTTTCTTTTGCCTCGCCGTTCTTAGCGGTCCACTTCTTTGTAATTGCCAGTGAGAACGAGGCCACTTTGCTCCCACTGCTCATTGTAAAAATTTTAGGGTCCCTTACTAAATTGCCAACCAGCAATACGTTATTGCAATCCATCATGTGTATTCCTCCTCAGATTATTGAGCCTGTTTCAAATAGCGGCTTCATAGGTTTCGCTCTATGAACCCTTGTCGCTGTTCCCTTAAACTGCATAAGGGGGCCCGAATAGTCAAGCTGGTAACTACCTCCAGCAATGCCTCTGCGTGTTTTCTTTATCGTTGCTATTATCTTTGGCGCGGGGTCTGTCGGATTGTCCGAAATATCTCTGAACAACTCTATTTCAATATCGACATTTTCTTCGACCGTTGGGCCACCCTTGGCGGCTCCGCCTATGCCCCCTGATGCCTGCACCTGCCTTGATGCCATGCTCATTTGACTAAGAGCCACAACTGCGCACCCATAAGAATGAGCTAGGTCTTTGAGTATTGGAACCGCCTCATTAACCACATCAAAGTCTGATTGTTTTGGTTTTTTAAGTTGAGTAAGAAAGTCAATGCAAATAAGTCCCGGCGTGTTCACTTCTGCGTAAGCACATATCTTGTCGATGGTCCACTTATCCCCCACCCTGTTTTCAAAGACACTTAATTTCCCGGCGTATCTTTTCCTCAGGGTCTCTTTGGCCGCAAGATATTCTATGGATTTACGGTAATAATGTTCCCTGAGTATGTCCGGGCCACAGCGCATCTCTCTTAACATAAGCCTCTCAAAAATACTGGCCTTGTCCATATCCACAGAGAAGAAGGCTACAGGCTCATCGCTCTCCGTCACCCACTGTTCTATCCCGCTCAAAAGCAAGGATGTCTTCATCGAACCGGGGTTACCTATGATGGACATTGTTTGTCCCTTCATAATCCCCCCGCCAATCGCCCGATCCAGCTCATAGATTCCAAAATGAAACTGTTCCGTGCGGTATGTCAGCCATGATTCCATAGCACTTAGTTCTTCGCTTATGTCTGTGGGCTGGTTGTACTGCGTTGCTCTTATTTGGTCGAGGGTGGGCTTCATGTCCTCGATATATCGCCGGAATGCCTTAGCCGCAATACGCCGTACCTGTACTGGGGAGGCGAAAGGAGGACTGCCACACTCTTTAACTTGCCCCATTACTGCATCAGCTATTGTAGAGGGAGTGCCGCCCTTTCTTGCCCACCAGTAACAGAGATTATCTAGCGCATCCAGCATTACCAGTTTTATATCTTCTTCAGAAACGCCTGTATCTTCGTATTTGAGGTATGAGGCTCGAACCTCGGACGGGGTCGTTGGCACCTCATTGGAATTAAGCAACGTTGCCATCTGTTGGCACCCACTGTTCTGTTCCGCGACCTCCGTCATACTTACCTTCAACTATTTTGGCCAGCCTGTCGTCAGACAGTAAGGGAAAATCAAAGTCAGCCTTCCAGTCTTTGTGATCGCCACGACTTTGCTCTCCTCTACAGAAGGGGCTATTAGCCATCACATAGTAAATCCTCTTCCAAAAGTCGATATCCCTAGCCTCCGGCATAAATTTCTGCCTTGCTTTAAGTTTAGTCCTTCGGTCTGGGGTGCTTTTTATGGCCCTTGCAAAGCCATACTGCGGCATTGATTTATTCCACAGATCAATCAACGTACTTGCTGAGACGGGGGCATCTTCTTCGGTTTCCCCTTCCCCTTCTTCCTCTTCTTCTTTCTTTTCAACTTCCAATTCCAGACATGGTATAGATAGGGTATGTATAGGGTATATATAGGGTATCTCTTCCCCCTCTTTTCTTAAGAAGGGGTATCTGGTCTTAAGTTCAAGTGCTATTTTAGTTGACGCCACCTCCGCCAAGGAGCTTTTCAGCCCCTTAATAAGCAGAGGTGACGTGCTTGTTTGGTGTTTGACAAAATTTGTAAGGAGTATAAAATCCCCGTCCTTCACTATTTTGCCATCCTTTTCTAGAAGAGAAAGTAACTCGGTTGTTTCTTCTTTGCTTAACCCAGTCTCAAAACAAATTTTACGGCACGATATTTCAAGTATTCCTAGATTACTGGGACAGGAAGTTATTAGATAGATGTAAAGCAACTTCCCACATGGGGGCAATTCCTCTGTATAAGGGTCGTCCCAGTAATCTACCTTAATAGTCCTATACTTAGCCATAGCAACTATGCCGTCTGTTCTGCTTCAGCCAATTCTATCTCTTCCACAGAGCTTACTTCCATCTCCAAGACATCTTCGAGATCTTGGATAACATGCGCAGGCTCTGCTTTGATGATAGATTCATCCCTTTCAATAGCATGTGCCATCTCGGTGCTTTTTGGCAACCACTTAAAGAGCTGTTTGGCGCAGGTTTTCTTTGCCATTTCATTAAAGTCTGTCTGCCAAGGCCCCCTGTTCCAAGAAGGACTAAACTTCTTGGCGTGTATTATTACGTCGGCTTTTGTCATGTAAAAGAAAGTGGTTTGTCCATTAGGCAGGATGGCCGCAGTGTAGTATCCAGTAACCTCCCCGCGTCCCTTTTCGTTATCAAGGCAGGGTTTATGCTTAAGAAACTCTTCCCCTCCCCAAGCAAGGTCGAACTCATCGTTCTCGCAAACCTCGTGCGCCCAGATCTTTTTTACCCCGCCCCGGTAAGCCAATGCCAACATTCCTTTGTCACCTAATCCTCCGTTTTACCATCACGGAGGGGTGGACTATCTCTTCAACCCAGTAGGGTTGCCATGCACTTCGAGCGGCAACTCGTCCCCCGCTCTACGCCGCTACATTCATCACGGCTAGTCTCTACACTACGTACCGAACCTCATGCCCAAGTAATTTGTGTCCCTTCTTTAGTGCTTGTGTAGCTGTAGAAGGATTCACACCGAAGTATTCTGCGCAAGCCTTTACACTTTCAAATTCCGCTCCGTCCACGCTGACCCGCTTTTTATGCCCAGCATTGGTCTGCGGAATTGTTTCGTGACGTTTAAGTATTGCAAGCCGCGCCTTTTCGACAACCCCTCTTGGAACGGTGCGCCCTATCAGTTTTTCGCTGAGCTTGCGCCTCGTCTCTTCTGAGCGCTTGTACCCCTTCCACCTTAGATTGTATGGTGGATGATACTTGCAAAGATAAAACTCTTCTCGCTCTCGGAGTTCATCGAACTCGCATTCCTCGATAACCTCTACGTCGAATCCGTCCTTGCCGTATCTCTGCAAGTCCTGATCGAATCTTTCCGTGTGGAGCCGCACCTTATATTTGCTAAAATGCTGTCCCATCCGGTGCCTAATATCCACACTAGACCCGATGTAGAAATCTCCAGTTATGCGATTTGTGATTCTATATACTCCCATCATTGGCACCACCTCCGTCAATGGAGGTTCGGTAAATAGCACGGTATTGCCCTATAAATATCGGAGGGTTTCACCGTTAGCCTACTTTTGTAGACACCCCTGAGTAATAGGGTTCACACGGTTTTACTTGAGCAAAAGTTTACCCAAGCTGGAACGTCGCCTCTCTGCCATAAGGAAGGATATAAAACTCTCCAAGTGATGGCGTGGGATCTAGCCCTAGCGCTGTACCCGTGAGCATTGCCCCTAGGAGTGAGGATTGCGAACAGTCAAGGAGTTTTGGTACTTGTCTTAGCTGTGTCATGAATGATCTTATATATCTGTCTGCGTTTTTATTAAGGTGCGCCGGAAGTGCCATGGCGAACTGTTGTTTCATGGTATCCTTTGCCAATAGTGCCAGCATGGAATCCATGGGACTGGCAGTTCTTGCGGCGCCTACTGTTGTCGTTGCCATAGCTTGTTTAACTTTATCATTAACCGTCATGTCAAGTCCCCCTTATGCAACTTCCTTGAGTGAGAAGCGTCTATAAGTAGTGGCTGGCGACATATATTCCTTTCTTTCAACCAGAGGGTACTTTATCTTAAAGTTCCCCACTACCCCTACCTCCGCATCAGCCATAGCCTCTATGATTTTTTGTTTTCTTGCATCCTTAGCCTGTGTTATTTCATTGGCTATAGACTCATACTCTTTACTTCTCCGCTCCAGGTCTTTGTATTCTTTAACTGTCTCCATGAGCTCAGTCGGAAGCTCTATTATCTTTCCGGGCTCTGCCTTTGGATAAAGTGAGCGAAGTATCTTCCAGCTTGCATCACTGCCATCCCATGCGGGAGGGGTCTTGTTTAATGTACACTGCCAGAACTCTGATTCCTTCTGGATAAGTTGAGCTATAAGCTCGTCGTCACGCTCGATGTATCTCTGAACGAAGGTCTGCCCTCCGATGAGACATGTAATGTAGGCGAACTCATACCCAGTAACTGCCAAATAATGCTGTACCTGTATGACATAGTGAATAGGAATGTTGTCATCCTCCCACTTGTCAGCCTGTCTCATGCTCGCCGTCTTGACTTCAAGAACTCCGTTGCCCCGTGGTGTTATGATTACCCTGTCTAAGTTCGCTACCATCCAAGGGTAATCATCGTGAGCAATCATCTGTTTGGGTTCCTGTATCTCAAGATCAGGGTTAAGCTCGGCAAACCTGTTTGCAACGGCGGCCTCTAGGGTTATGCCCCAGTAAACAGCCTCGCTGTTGAGCTGTTCTGGCTCTATCTCTCCTATTTTTTCTAGATAGAGCTGTACGGGGCTCTTCCAAGGGTTAAGCCCCATAGCGGTTGAAGCATCAGAACCCCCAATGCCCCTGCGTCTCAGTTCAAGCCATTCAGAATCTGGCATATTGTCGGTGCTTGTAATTACTATCATTCTTCAACCACCTCTGCTAAAATGAGGCGGGGAGTAATCGGCTCCCCGCTTTTTCCAACCCAGCGCCCTTCTGCTAATTGCGGAAGGGTTAATTTAATATTCCTATGAGCGACTGAATCCTCTTAATTCTGTCGTTAAGAGTTGGGGACATGCTCTCTATGGCCGATTCGCACTGTTTCGCGACCACGTTCATAATGTCAATACCGAGCCCCGCCATTGCGATTGTGTCGCGTTTTTCCCTTTCGATTCCGATTGAAACCGCTTTTATATTGCCCCACTTTTCCCTGTTGCCCGTAACTGCCTGTCTGAGAGCGCTGAATACCTGCTCCTCTGTTTCTGTCTTGGCCAGTACCTTCACGGAATCTCCGTCCTCGTAGTTAAACTGCACGCTTACAACCTTCTTCATCTGCAACACTCCTTCTTTGTTTTTAGCCATTGATTTGGCCGTATTGATCCATTACTCTCTTGGCATAAGGCATTCCAACCCTAACCCTTTTGGGCCCGGCATTGTATTTAGCCAGTGCCTCTTTGATAGAACTGCTTTTGAGCGCGTTTGCCATCAGGATAAAAACTCCTGCCCTAATGTTTTTCTCTGTATCCCAGAGCTCTTTGCTTTGGGGCTTGTCAAGTATCCCTGCCCTGTGAAGATTTTTAGCGTGAAATGGCATGACCTGCGTCAGCCCTATTTCGCCAGACGTTCCCCTCGTCTTTTTTCTGCAATTACTCTCTGTGATAATCAGGCTGAGGATCAGCCTTGCATCTACTTTGCGTGCCACTCCGCCCTGATAGTTGGGGTCGGATTTAAAGCTCCCTACTACCCGCTCGATGGTTTCATAAAGTTCTCTGGCCTCGTTACGGTTCATAGCTGGATTGGCCTCCAGTATGTGCCTGATCTCTGGAATAGGGCGTTCCTTAACAATACGCTCTATGGGAATCGCTTCTCGCCATATCTCTTGCGTAGTAATCCTTGGTGGATACATGACCCCCCGGAGGCAAAAGCCTACCGAGAACGAGTTTATACAGAGAGCGATAACTACAGCCATACTGACTTTTTTCTCCATCATGAGGCCTTACCTGCCAGTTCCTTTGTGTTTACTGCCACAACCGCCTTACAAAGAAAATCAATCTCTGTCAGCGTTAAGGGGTACTTCCCGGCAGTGTGAAGAAACATATAATGTGTCCTGCCGTTGGCGGCAGGGGCCGTTCCAATAAACTTAAAATATCCGTTAGCGAACTCCTTGCACTGGCCGCCCTTGCTCTTTAAGTGGTATTTATCTCCCACTACAAACTCAGGCTTGGGCATGAGCATTAAATCGTCAACCGTAGCTTCTGGCTTTGACTTAAGCGTGTATACGGGCGATCTTTCGCCCGGACAAAGGATTATGTCTATAGGGTCACACTTCAGCGCCTCTGCCAGTTTATTCACTGTTCTGCTTTCTGCCAGCAACTGTTGTCCATACAGATAGTTACCAATGGTGCTTTGTGGAACAGAGGCAAGTTCTGATAGTTTTGCGATACTGAGCCCCCTGCGCTCTGCCATTTTTTTAAGTGCTACGCCATTAACTCGGTCTAGGGCCATATGGGGGCGATATCTATGCGGTTTAAATATCTCGTCCATCAGGCCACCTCCTTCCCCAGAGAGTCCTCCACCTCCATAGAATTCCACCGCTTCGGCCTGTCGAATCCGGCAATAGGCGCCGGGAATGTTCCATCCTTAACACCACTGCGCCACTTATCTTTTCCGATGCCATAAATGGATTTAATGTCCGACATTGTGAGCGTTTTACGAAGGTCAGCATTAGTTAAATGCTTTTTGCCTTCTTGCCCCCTTATCATTTCTTCGATGGCATCCGCAAGCCCGGCAAGTCTGTCGAGATATTCTTTGGGTACTGCTAAAAGAACAGTGCTGTCAGCCATCTTTTAGCTCTCCCCCAAGGTGTCTCAAAGGTCTCTCCGGAAAATATCGGAGTTGACCCAGATTCTCTTTCATATTCAATAAGGTCTCTTATATAACTGGCCCTGCTCTGTTCGCTGGAAGACGAAACCTTATCAACAAAATCCCGCTGTTCTTTGGTAAGATAGACTCCGATACAGCTTTCCAGCTTATCGGAATTCTTCTTATTCCTCATAGACTCACTTCCTTTTTAAATAATATCCATGGTATACCCGTTGCCTTAAATGGAAGTCCTCTATTAGGTTGTCAAGGTTCGTATATTAGTGGCTGTTGTTGTCTGTAAGGTGTTTAAATGTACCTTACGGTTGATATACTACCACCGACTAGTCAATACAACAATGGGTCTACAGACCTATTATTTGAAATATTTACTGTAATATGTTATAAGGCTATGATCGGTGGTTCTCTTTGAGAATTTTCGGGGGTATTAATAACACAAAGGGGTGAGACAGATGAGAGGAGACAGGCTCGAAGCATTAAGAAAAAAGAAGGGTTGGTCAAGGCAAGACCTTGCTAACAAAATTGGGGTATCTATTAACGCAATTTATCGCTGGGAAAAATCAGAGAGAGGAGTAACGGAGGATAACCTGCTGAAGTTGGCTATGCTATTAAATACTTCTTCAAGTTATTTGATCGGAGAAATAGAATACTCTGGATTATTAAATGAGTACAGCGATGAATTTATGTTAATAGGCAGGAAATCAGATGGAGATACTATTAACCTTCCGATTGTGGGAAGGGGCGTCATAGACGTCACGGGAGAAGGCGGCATTAAGCCCTATAAGGTTTTGGCAATAGAATCTTATTTGTCAGTGCCTAAGCATTACATTAAAGATTTTATAACAGGGATTGATGAAAAGATCCTGAGGATAATCAGGATGGGAGGAGACTCAATGGAGCCCCGATACAGAGAAGGGGAGGCCCTCCTTTATGCCCAGACTATGTGTGCTGAAAATGGGGATAATGCTGTTGTTATTTATAATAACAAACCACACATAAAGGGGTATTTTCCCCAGCCCGACAGGGGAACCGTGCTGTTGAAGGCAATGAATAAGGCGTATGCCCCAATAGAAGTCAATGTTGCCGAGATAACGGTACAGGGGGTCATTAAGGCATTATTGCCGACCCCAAAGCGGGACACTGGGTTTTATTAAAAAGAACGCGCGCGCGCGCGCGATGCGTCCCGGAGAGAGTCCAAGAAGTTGGCGTACCACTGCACCATAGCTATGCGTTCGTCCATGAGTTGTGCGTAGTTGTACGCCTTCCTTACCGAATCATTTTCAGTATGAGCCAATTGCAATTCGATTGCATCTACCGACCAAAGCCTCGACTCGTTTAACAAGGTAGAGGCTAGGCTTCTAAAGCCGTGCGGGGTCATTTGCTCCTTAGTATAGCCCATTCTCCTTACGGCTTGCAGAGAGCAGTTCTCACTCATAGGTTTCCTGAAGTCTCTTTGAGAGGGGAATACATATGAATCAGCGTCTGTGATGACGCTCATTTTTTTAAGAATAGCCATCACTTGGTCAGACAGGGGGACGAGGTGGGTCTTCCTAGCTTTCATACGTTCGGGCGGAAGCCTCCATATTTTATCCTCCAAGTCAAATTCATCCCATGTGGCGAATCTTATTTCGCCTTGGCGGCAAAACGTATAGGCTGTAAACAAAAGGGCGTTGCGCGTAAGCATACTCGGATATTCCGCTACCTTACGCATAAGTTCTCCGGCTTCCCTCTTTGTTGTAATAGAAGAAAAATGCACCGGGGAATAAGGAACAAGATTACCCCACAAAGACGGCGAGGGATCGACTAATTGCTCTCCGTCTGAAATAGCAAACCGTATCACCTGCCCGATTATTCCGGCGCATCTTCTCGCCGTTGCGGTTTTCTCTGCGGTCTCTAGTTTTTTGGCTAAAGATAAAATATCCTGAGGGGTTACTTCGGATATGGGCTTATCTCCCACGTGGGGGTATATATGTATGTTAAGTCGGCTAACTATGGTCTCTTTAGTAGTTAGGGCCCTTGTAGGGGCTACACGCATGGAAAGCCAGCGTTCTGCATAATACCTAAAGGTCTTTTGACTCTTAGGCATAACATTGCACATTTCATTCTTTTTTGTTACGGCATTAATTCTGGCATCCTTAACGCCCATGTCAGGGTATCTGCCAAGGGAGACATTGTAAAGCCGACCCTTATCTTTAAAGCGCAACCTCCAAAACTTGTTACCGTTGGAGTGCACCTCAAGATAGAGACAGTTCCCGTCTGACACCGTATATCTCTTCTCTTTTGGTTTTAGTGCATCAATGCCCATTTTTGTCAGTGCCACAGCGGTTTCCTCCCTTCAAGGAACACACCGGCGGTGTTGCCCGTTTTCGTTAATACAGCGTGGTGTTACCCGGTGGTGTTACCCTGTGTGGTCAGATTATACCATATCATAGCCTGCACTAGACAACAAAAAAGAGCGGGAAACATAGTCTAAAACTACGCTTCCCGCTATTTGGCTGTGCTACGTTTTTGTGTGTTGGCGGTCCCAACGGACATCGAACCTAACTCTGTGAGTTCCGACTGTGACTGCCTTTGTTGCTTTCCTTGTCCCCGTGGTGTTACATTTGGTGTTACCTTGTCGAGTAAAAAGGATAAAAAAATAGCCGCCCCGAAGAGCGGCATAAGTCTACCATATTTTTAAAACAATGCCAACCCCGACAACTCCCTCAAATTCTTGGTTGGTTGTGTACCCTACCCCTGCAAATACACCAACGCCCGGCGCTCTCGCCTTGTGTAGGGCTCTTTTCCACTCAGCCCTGTCCTCTTCGTGGGCCGCCTTAATATTTGCGAACTCTTCGCCAACTACATCTTTTAGTTCAGCCAGCTTCTTTTCGCTCTCATTAAGCGCCTCTTTATATATCTCTTTTTCTTCCCTGTCTATCTTCCATCCGGTTAATACATCCCTGCCGGCCTTTTCAGTCAGCCAATACCCCTCCGCCTGACTTGTCCAGCCCTTCGGTACGTACTCTATCTCGGCGCTCGCTTCTGCTCTGCTCCAGCATAAGAACAAGCTCAGAAGCAACACCGTCAGAAGTAAGAGCGGAGACGATTTCCTCATTTTTTCGTGCGGATATGTAAGCATTTTTTTTCGCCTCCTTTATTACGCCTTCCAGTTTATCTAGCCTTGCGTTTATCTCTTTCTCTGCGTCTTTGACCACTGCCACAGAGGGGGGATTGTCGTGGTATATTATTTTACTTATCATATAG